CGAACCCACGACCCCCTGCTCCCGAATCGGGAGGACATCCTGGCGCTGTGGGATGCCCGAACCTACGACGAACTGACGGACGAGGAGATCATCCAACTTCAGGGCTTCATGGAACTGGCCCACCGGACGAAGACAACCCCGGCCCCGGACAACATCCGGCGGCTGCGGTCTCAGGTCTTGGCCCATATGACAAAGATCGGCATGTACGCCTCGCCCGAGGACTGGCAAAAGGTCAATCGGTTTCTGCTTCAAAAGCGAATATGCGGGCAGTTGCTTTATATGCTCGATGCCGGGCAGTTGCAGGCGCTGGTGCGCAAGCTGCGGGCCATCGGCGACAAGAAGCCTGCCATGACCTCGCGGCCTTCGGTACAGGTCACGCCGATCTACATCTTTCCTGACTGCGGCCCTACCGTGGTGAACTGACATAAAAAAGCCCTGCAATATTGCTATCACAAGGCCCGACCGCTACAAAGATAGTCAATAATTGCAGAAAATGGCGTACAACAACAAAAATCACATCCGAAAGCGCGAGCATGCGGTGCTGATCACGCGGCAGTATTACGAGCCGGGGCGGCAGGATCGGTGTCTGAAATGGGTTTGGAAAAAGTACATCCGCGACCTGTTTCACGTCGAGTATGCCACTTATCTGACCTGGCTTCGAGAAGAACGCAAACGAACACAGCAGGACATCCGACAACTAACCTTATTCGATTGAACAGCCCGACAGGATCACTGCCGGGCTGTTTCGTTATGACCGTTCCGTGGTGATGTCGACAGCGACGCCTACGGCCTTTTTCCGCGGCTTGTATGCCGCGTTATCCGTTCCGCCAAACCGGAACTGCATGATATACTCGCGGATCGCGTCCTCGCGCTTGGCACGTCGCAGGGATATGCGCGTAAGCCCTGAGAAACTTTCGCCGCTCAGACCTTGCAGCCTGGTGTAGATCATCCGCAGCAGGGCGAACATCCGAAACTGTTTTTCCCGGTTGGGTGCCAGGGCCGATATGTTTACCGGATCGAAGTGTGCGACACGCAGGGTCAAAATGGCATCGCCGCGCTGTACCTTGTGCGTAAGGTCGGAGAACTGCGCCTCTTCGATATCGAACAGCACGCAGGGGAAGTTCACGGGCGGACGTTCGTTGTAGTAATCCAACTGCCCCCAATCCTCAGACACGTAGGCGATGTTTTCAGGGATTAATTCCAGGAGCCTGTCCTGTGTGGCAATCAATACGTCTTCAATCATTTTAAAGGCTTTTAAATGGTGTCTTATCGGGGTTGCAGGGCTTTTGCAAGTTCCCGGAAGGCACTCTGCATATCTTGGTGTATGACCTCCCGTGCCACCTGGCGGATGTGGGGATGGTCGCCGATGATCTGCCGCTGCGGAATCGTGATCGTGTCTTTCTTCGTCAGCGCCAGGCTGCGCCAGTACTGCGCCTTTGCCGACAGCATCCTGTTGCGCTGGGTGTTGTTGGCCTGCCGCTTTTTGACGGAGTAGGTCATGCCTCCGGCGTTCTGGTAGTACATGGCCCAAAAGAATTTCCGCATCCGGGGTGTGATCTTGATCTTTCCGCCCCGGTTGTGCAGCCCCATGTAGGGCGTGTCGGTCGAGAACTGGACGCCGTTCTGCAAGATGGTTCCCCGGAAACTTTTTCGCCCGCGTCCCGAAGCCTGCAACAGCGATCCGCGTCCACCGGGATAGGATCGTTCCGGCCAAGGCCGATCGAAGAAGGCCCGCCGCTCGAAATTGCGGTCGAACTCGTCGAGCAGTTCGACCTTCAGGTCGGTTAATATCTTCCGTTTGAGGTTGCGCAGGTTGCTATTCATCGCTATCGTGTTCGTCGGCCATGTCCTCGATCTTCTCGCGGGCCTGGGCCGACAGGTTGTAATACGGGTGATGCTTTGGGAACACGACCTGCTCCTTACCCGGATTGAATCGGAACATTTCGGCCCGGTTGCGGCCCTGGCTGTCAAAGTCGGTAGTGGCTTCACGCCCAAGTCGCAGCGCCGTGTCTTGGTCGGTATAGTCGTATTTACCCTTACGTACCTGTACGACGCGGCAGCGGCATTTCCATCCGTTCGGGGGCATGATCTCCGCCCAACACGGATCGGACTGCGGGCGGGTCAACCCCTCGAGCATGGCATGCGCCGGGCGTACTTTGCCGTCATTGGCTGTGCGGTACTGAAGATCGTACCTGTCGCCGTCACGCTCGATCTCGGCCCATTGTGCTGCTGATTGCGCGGAATGTACGGCGAACTCCTGTTCGGCTTCCAGGTAACGCTCGTTGTATTCGGGGTGTATCTGTTTCACCTCGTTGTAGAACTTGCGGAACGGCTTGATCCGGCCCTGGTCGTCACGCAGCAACTGCGCGGCCTCGCGCAGTTCGTGGTAGGTCTTGCAGCCTGAAAATACGAACACATCGCGCCCGAGCTTGTCAGTCATTTCTGCCGGAATGTCGGCATCCTTCAGCCCGATATCGACCCCTTCCATCAGGGCGTCGGTTATTTCGTCGATCAGCGTCCGGATCGGTTGATCTTCGAGCATGTCAGGGTTGAAGTCCCCGGTCTTTTGCAGGTGCTTTGCGGCGTTTCGGAATGTCGACAGGCGCACAGTATGTTTGCGGCCTTTGCTGCCGTTGGCGGCCAGCGTCGCCGAATCCTTCAGTCCGTAAACCGCCGCCAGTCTTTCGTGCAGCCCCCTGTATGAGATCAGGGGGCTGTGGCGAAAAAATCGACTTCGCGGGGTTGTGCCGACAGTGTCGTCGATAGCTGCCCCGGCAAGGTAAACGCCTTATCGGTACAGTCGATGCCGAATTTCTCCTTGATCCATTCATTGGGCACGTCTTTGAATTGAAGTAGCTGCACGACCATCGACCACAGTTTTTCGATGTCTTCTTCCTGTTGCCAGGCGAACGTGCTGCCGGGTTTCAGGATGCCGATGCGTACCAGGGCCGGGATCACGGTCGAGTTCCAGTAACCCGCTACCATCTTGCGCAGTGCCAGGACGATTTTTTCAAACAGGCGGATGCTGCTCTCCTCTTTCGAGCGGTTGCCGTTCACGGTGTCCTGGCCCATAACGACCCCGTTCATCAGCAATGAAACCGCCTCCTTGCATACGGATATCAGATTGCTGTAAACGTCGCCGTTCGTGTCGGCACCCTTTGCGAACTGAAACTCCTCCGTGCGGTCGATGATGAAATAGGCCGCCGCACCCATATCGCGCAGCATGGCCTCGGCCCGGTCGAGCATGGCGGGGTCTTGCGTATCGGTTTTTATAAACCGGGGCGGGATGCCGTATATCTCGCAGAGTTCCGACCAGCAGGACTGCGCAAAACGCATGAACAGCACATGCGGCACAGCCTTGTTCAGCAGCCCGTAGTCGTGTTCTTTGCCGAACTCCAGGAGCCAGGTGCCGAACTCGCGGACTTCCCGGTACTTGATGCCCTTGCTGTCGTCCTCGCGTAACAGCAACAGGCCCTTTTCGGGTATGACGTTCTGCCGGGGCAACAGTGTGACGGCGACAGGTTCGGTGCCGCTGTCCGTGGTCGTAAGTTCCACGAGCGTGTGGCCGTACATTGCACTGTTGAGAATATGCGTGTTCAGGGCTGTAACCCAAGATGCGGCATTCAGCGCCGCCGTTGCTTCGTCGTCGACCTCTTGGTTGACCTTGATGTCGAACGGTGTCGACAGGACAGTCTGATGCCGTAGTTCGATCTGTGACGTGAGGTGTGCATCGAGCATGATGTCCTCGTAGAGGTTCATCAGTTTGGCCCGACGGGGGTTGTCGACGCTGTCGGCCGAGCGCAACGCCGAGCGCCATGTCGCAATATCCGTGCGGGTGCGCGAAATGGTCTTCGGTATGATATTGCGGATATACCCCTCGCGCCGCTGCGCCGTTTTCGGTGTCCCGGCTTTTGCGGGCAAATTAGCGGCCTTTGCCGTAGTGCCGTGTATTTTCCCGTCTCGCTTCTTTTTTTGCATTGTGCGAAAGATTAAAGGGTGTTTAAAGGGTGTTTAGTCGTCGAAGCCGTGACAGAATTTGCGGCGGCTTCCCATGCGGGCCGTTATCCGCACCTGGCCGTCCTCGGTCGTGCGCAGTGGCAGGTCGGGGGCCAGGGGCTTGTCGGTGCCTTTCAGTCCCGCGACTTTCTCGAGCCAGTCGATCGCGGCCCTGCGGTATTCGCTGACCTGCTCGAAGATCAGATCGGTATTTGCCCGACGGCAAAGGTTCCATACCGCGATGTTCTTGCAGTGTTCGAGCAGCGTTGCATGGCGGTCGTCACCTTTTGCGGAGAAGATCGCTTCGCAATCATACTTGGCATTCAGGTAACTCTTTGCTTCGTCGATAGCCGCCAGGATCGCCATGCGGATCGTGACGGCGCTCGTGGTGATGCTTTGCAGTTGATACTCGCAGATCGCCGTGTACAAGTCCTCTTTCTCGATAAACATGGCTTACAGGTTTTGATATTCGCCGATCGCATCGAAGCAAGGGCAGGCTTTCATCCACTCCCACGGCTCGATGATCCCGTCGCCGTTCAGGTCGGGCGAGAAATCGCGGTGCCCGCAGATCATGGCATCGGGGAACTGCTCCCGAAGTTGCTGCAACAGGTAGAACAGCGATGCCTTCTGTTCCTCGGTGCGGGTGTCTTTGGGGTTGCCGTCGGCATCCAGTCCCCCGATATAGCAGATGCCGATGCTGTTGGCATTGCTGCCCTGGACGTGCGCCCCGATCTCGGCGATGTCGCGGCCCTTGCGGATTTCGCCGTCGATCTCGATCACGTAGTGGTAGCCGACCTTGCGGAATCCGCGCTGACGGTGCCAGCGGTCGATGTCTTCGATGCCGAACGGCACCCCTTCTTTGGTTGCGCTGCAATGCAGCACGATGTACTTGATTTGACGCATATTTGTAGTGTTGATTAGTATTTGCGGTTTGCCCTGTGTCCCACGCGATAGGTGCCCTTTGCCTGTCGGAACACGGTATTGAGTTTCGATAATGCCCCCTCGGCGGCATCGGGGCCATCGACGGCAGCGCCGCCGCCTTTCTCGAACGCGAGGTACTGATCGACGAGTTCCTGAAAATCCGGACTGTCGCGCTCTTCAATGTTGAGCCACACGTTACGCCGCTCGAAATAGGACTGTGTCGCTTCGATACGATCGTACTTATCGCCCTTGGGCCGTTTGTCCGCCTTGACAGGGATGTAGTAGCCGCGCGCATCGCCCTCGCTGTCGAAGTCGTTTACAAACTCGTCCATCGCAAACAGGCCTTCGATCCAGTAGCGGACTTTGCGGCAGTTGCGCAGTTCGGTGTTTTCGTACAGATCATAGAGCCACTTCGCCAGGACGGTGCGGGACTGCTGTCGCAGGAAGCAGTAAATGATGTGGAACTCGCGGCCCGTCTTACCGATCAGGATCATACCCTTGTGGCAAGCCTGTGACTTATAGGAAAGGTCGCCGTAAAACACCAAGGCATCGTACTCGTTCAGCGGCAGCATCTTCTTCCACTGCATGTCCTCGGTTTTGAAGACCTTGCCGTCCTCGACATGGATGTGCATGTATTCGCGCATGAACGACCGCGAAGGGATGCTGCGGAATTTCTTGCGCCAGTATTCTGCCGAGGTTTTCTCGGGCCAGTTCGGCTCGAATGTCGTCAGGTCTTTCACGGCGGACACGGTCAACACCCGGTGTATCGGTTTCTCGCCCTCCTGACGTGATTTCTCCGCCAGGATTTTAAACTGTTTTTTCAGGCGGTTTGTGATACTGTTTTTATGGAAGTTATTGTTCGCATATACGAAGCGGCGGGTCGATCCGTCGGCCTCGTCGAAGCAGCCCATCAGGTCTTCAAAAATCCATTCGACCGCTTCGCGCATCATACGGTCGTTATTGACATGGCGGCGGGTGTCGACATCGTCCACGGCAATGTAGTCGGGACGTTGTTCTTCTTCACGCACTCCGCGCGGGTCTTGTCCGAAGCCCAGGGCCGTAAAGCGCACGCCGTCGGATGTCAGGAACTCGCCCGACGACCAGTCGCCCTGCTTGTAGCGACATCCGTAGTCGTTGATCAGCCGCTTATTGAATACGAGTTGCGCCTGGCAGGCGGAAAGCAGTTTGTGCGCCTTGTCCTCTGTTTCACCGATCAGCAGCATATAATGCAGTCGCCCGGTGAACATCAGGTAAAGCGGGATTCCCATGTCGACGTGTACGGACTTCGCACCGGAGCGGTAAATCTCCCACAAGGCCATGATCACGTCGTTGTTGATGATCTGCTGCGCACCTTCGCGGTGAAACCAGGCGCAGGGCACTTTCGCATAGTTCGGAAAATAGTACTCGAACCAACGGACATAATCCTCCTCGAGCCATTTTATGCGGGCGATCTTGTCCGCCAACGGCTCGTGAATGTCGACGACCGAGGCTTTTGCGATGCGTCGGCAATGCTCCTCGTAGTTATCGAGAAGTTTCTGAAATTTCTTGTCGATCTCTGCCATATGGCGCTACTTTAAAGAATCGACTTGCGCCCGGTGTGCAATGAACATGCGGTGTAGATCGGTTTGTCTGGCGATCTCCTGCGGGGCAACCTCGGCGATGAAGTTGTCGACCTCTTTCAGCACGGTGATCACCACCGTCAGGGGCACCTTGCCGTCGAAGTATTGCAGTGCCTTGGCGATCTTCGACAGGCCGTCCGTGTCGATACGCGCAGGGTTACCGTCGGCAACGTTCTGCATTTCGTTCAGGAGCAGTTCGCGGATTTTGCCGGGAGCCGCGAGCATCGCTTTGCGCTTCTCGTCCCACTTCATAGCACGCCGCCATTCGGACAGCGTCGCCTCGCGGATGTCGAGCATGTCGGCGATGCCTGCACAGGTCATTCCCTGCTCTACAAAACAGTTGTAAGCTGCCGTGTATAATTTGTGCTTCGGGGGTTTAGGGGTGGTCATACGCTATTTTTTGCTGCAAAGATGGCATATCGAAACACAAATGCGAAAAATAGTTTAATACCTTGAAACTCTTTTTGTTGCAGTTGTTTTTAGCGTCTATGTTTGCAGCAAAAACAAGGCGCATGTCTTTACCGAAATTCATTTTTAACGACGAAACGAAAAAGAACTCGCACGGGTTCTTCCTGCTCAACGGCGGCGGTCACTTCGATCGCTTCCAGGAGTATCCCGTTATGCTCGACAACCACAATCTCGACCGCCTGATCGGCAGGTGGGATAACCTGCATGCCGAGGGGCCGCTGCTTGTGGCCGATCCCGTCTTCGACGAGGGTGTGACCCTGGGTGCCGAACGCAAGGGGCAGGTGGAGCGGGGTTTTCTGCGCGGCGCATCGCCCGGTATCATCATCCTGCGGGCCGAGTATCGCACGAACCCGGCAGGCGGTGAAGACCTCTATGTCACGGAGTGGGAATTGTTCGAGGGATCGACGACCTCCGTACCGTCGAACGCCGGGGCGGTAACGCTCAAAATCTACACGGGTGACGGACACCTGGTCGAGGACAACGACGTGCGCCTGCATGTCGACAACATCGTGAAACTCTGCGCAGAAAGCACGCAGGGCCAAAAATCTAATATCAAAACAATGGAAAAAACCACCCTTACCGCCGGGGCATACGTGGCTCTCGGCATCAATCAGGACGCGGATGCAGAAGCCATCAGCCAGGCTATCGTAACGCTTCAGGCCAACTATGCGGCGGCCAACGACCGGGCCGAAGCGTTGCAGAAAGAGATCGACGCGGTCAAAAAGAAACGGGCCGAGGACATGGTCGCCCTTGCCATCACCGAGGGCCGCATCGGGGCCGATGTCCGCGAGGACTACGTGAAACTCGCCTTGCAGGATTACAGCCTGGCGGAGAAGACGCTGCGCGCAATCCCCGCAAAGGTCTCCCTGGCAGCATCCGTCACCAAGATCGGCGATGCGCTGATCCCCGCCGACCGCCAGGGCTGGACGTATCTGCACTGGCTGAAAGACGATCCCGCAGGACTGGCGAAGATCAAGGCCGAGAACCCCGAAGCGTTCGAGGCGATCAAGAAAGTACGCAACTAATCACAAATTCAGAACAATATGCCTATCAACAAAGAAGTATGGACTGACATCATTAAAGAGCAGCCCATCCAGCAGGACGACTTCCTGAACGAATCGGAAGACCTGAGCGCCCTCGTGGAGTACAACACCCTGCACCTGGCCGAAGCCGGGGTCGAGCCGGAAGTGTTCATCGACAACGACACCTATCCGGTCGGCATCGTGGCCCGCGAGGACGTGCCGAAGGACATCATGCTGCACACGCTCGACACGAAGAACACCGTCGTGCGCAACGTCGAGCAGATGGAAATGTCTTACGACAAAATGAAGAGCGTAGTTCGCGGCCACTCGAATGCGCTCCTGCGTCGCCGCCGCGCCCTGGCTGCGTACAACTGGTGCCCGCTCCAGGACGGTGAGTTTACCCCTGTCCTGGTGACGACTGGCGAACTGGTCAACGGTCGCCGTCGCCTGACGTTCGACGACCTCGATCTGCTTGAGGCGAAGTTTGAAGCCCTCGAAGTCGATCTGTCGCAGTTGCGCCTGGCGCTCACGACCGAACACAAGGCCGACCTGAAAGCCGAAAACCGCAAACTCTACAAGGAGTGCATGAAAGACGGCAAAATCGGGAATTTCCAGGTCTACACCTATCCGCACCTGCCGCTGTTCGACACCACCACGGGCAAGAAGCAGGCGTTCGGCTCGGCCAAAGGCGAGAACAGTGCGATGGCCTCGATCGCCTGGATCAAGACCGAAGTGATGCGGGCCACGGGTGACACCGATGTCTTCCACCGGGAGAAAGACCCCGAAGCGCGCGGCGACATTCTCGGCTATCAGCAGCGTTTCACGGCCCTGCCGTTGCGCAACAAGTACATCGGTGCCATCTATTCGGGTAAGTAGTCATGGAAGGAGTTATGCAGTATCTCGGTCAGTATGCGATCAAGTCGGCCCTTGTTGCCGCAGCCTATTTCGCACCATGCAAGGAGGTAATCGCCATTGTGTTCCTGTTTTGGCTCGCCGATCTCGTCTTCGGCATCCTTGCCAGTCAGAACCGGCACGCACCTCGATCGTCGCGCCGAATGCGCAAGAGCGTAGGCAAGTTGATCGGCTACATGGCCGCGATACTGCTGGCCTTTCTGATCGACAAACTTGTCCCGAATCTGTGGATCATTCCGCACCGACTGATGGCTGCCTACCTGTGCGTCTGCGAACTTATCTCGATCCTCGAGAACCTGGCGATTATCACACAGGCCAAAGCCTTCGTGTCGCTGATCAAACTGATCCGGGGCAAAAACGATGAAAACGTAATTTACGATCTGATCAATGAGAAAAATGCTGATTATTCTGCTCGTAGCCCTCTTGGCCGCGTGCAGCCCAAGTCTCAGACTGCAATCTTCGCAGACGGCAGCGACCGATACGGTGACCGTGACCGAACAGGTGCGGGATACGGTGGTCGTCCTCGAACGCGACCAGTCGATGATCCGGGCGCTTCTCGAGTGCGACAGTGTGGGCCAGGTGCAGATGCGCAAGCTGCTGGAGTATCAGGCGGGGAACCGACTGAAGCCTCCCGACATCGAGGTTCACAATAATGTCCTGACGGCTACGGCTCAGGCTGACAGTATGGCTATTTACCTGACTTTGAAAGACCGCATTGAACGCCATACGTCCACTCACAAGGAGTTACAGGTTGTCGAGGTTAACCGCCTGAATACATGGCAGCGTACCTGGATGCGTATAGGGCAAGTTTCCGCCCTGCTGCTGATCCTATTCGGGGTCTTTAAAACCCGCAAATTGTTAAAAATCTGAAAACATGGATATTACAAACATGAGCGCAGAACAGCGCAAAGAAGAACTGACCCGCCTCGTGGAAGCGACGAAAGCCGCTAAAGCAGCGGCCAAGGCTGCAAAGGCCGAGGTTGCGGCATGCAAGGCGGCAGTCAAGGCGTCCGAAACCCCGGCAGAGAAAGCGTCCCGCGAAGCAGCCCTGAAGACTGCCGAGCAGGCACAACTTGCGGCAATGGCAAATGTCGCCGAAGCCACGGCTCAGGAGACGGAGTTCCGCGAAGCGGTCAAAGCTGCTGAAGCCGCCGAGACACAGGCCCGCAAAGAGGCTGATGCCACGGCTGCGGAGCAGGCCCGCAATGCCGATCCGGTCAAGGCCCTGGCCGAGAGCTACGCTAAGGCATACCCCGACTGCAAAGCTTTCCACATCACCACCGACAGGCAGGTGTTCCTCGAGAAAGACAAAAACCTCGCACAGTTCCATCAGAAGGCGCTCGGCGAAGGCGAAGTACGAACCATTAACGTGCGCTAATCATGGCATTACCTAACGTAACAATCAACCTCGAAAACGGGAACCTGGGCCGCATCGCACAGAGCGACGACGGGGTCGCCGGGCTGATCCTGACAGGCGCAGCCGTGGCGGGCAAACTGGAACTGAATCGGGTCTACCTGATCAACTCGACGCGGGATATTGCCAAACTCGGCATAACGGCGGAGAACAATCCTTTGGCCCATAAAGACCTGACGGCCTTTTTCACAGAGACAGGCGACGGTGCGGAACTGTATCTGCTCGTTATGGCACAGGCTACACTGCTCTCGCAGATGTGCAGCATCGAAGACGGTTCGCCGCTGAAGAAGCTGATCACCTATGCCAAGGGCCGCATCCGGCTGGTCGGCTTCAACCGTCTGCCGCCCGCGGAGTACAGCGCCGACACCACCGAAACGGGCATCGACAAGGATGTCGTCACGGCGGCAACCGCGGCGCAGTCTGTCGGGGACAGCTTCGCAAAGAAAGTCATGCCGTTCCGCTGCCTGGTGCCTGCTGCGGGCTGGGGCGGTAAAACCGACAAACTCTACAAGCCCCGCGAGGGCAGCACTAACCGCGTCGGCTTCGTCATGGCCTGCGACGACCAGGTGAACAAGACTGCTGCCGTCGGGCAGATGCTCGGACGTGCCGCCAAGTACCCGGTCAACTACTCCCTGGCCCGCGTAAAGTCGGGAGTAATCGCCACCGAAGGATGGTTGACCAACGGGGAGACCCCCGAAGAGTGTGATGCGATGCTCGACCTGCTGGACGAGGCGGGTTATATCATCTATCGCTCTTTTCCGAAGAAGAACGGCTACTACCCGAACGACGACCCCATGGGGGCCCCGCTGTCGGATGATTACAGCAACCTGAACTACGGACGTGTCGTCGACAAGGCAATGATTATCGCCTACACTACATTCGTCGAGGAGATTCAGGATGACATCGAAACCGACGACGACGGCAACATCCCACAGGAAATGTGTTCGTACTATGAGGGCCGGATCAATAACGCAGTGGCCAGTGCGATGCAGGGCGAGATCAGCAATTTCACGTCTTACGTCGATCCGGCGCAGAATGTCCTCTCAACCCGGCTTATGACGGTTTCCTGTAAGATCAGGCCGCGGGGCTGCCTGCGTGACATCATCGTAAACCTCGGATTCGAGAATCCGGCAATCAAACAGTAAATCATGGTAAAGATCAACGGAAAAGAATACGCCTGGGGTGACATCAAGATCATCATGTGGGGCCGTCCGGTAGTCGGTGCAACTGCTATCGACTACAAACTGACCAAGGAAAAGAAACTCTTGCAGGCTTCGGGCTATTATGCCAAGGGCATACAGCACGGCCAGCGTGCAGCAGCGGGTACGCTTACCACGACGCAGAGCGAGATCATCGCCATGAACCGCGCGGCTCGGGCCAAGGGCTACAAGGACATCCTCGATCCCGAAGTCGAAATCCTGGTGTCCTACATCCCCGAGGACAGTGCAGCCATCACCATCGACCGAATTGTCTGCGCTTCGTTTTCGGAGATTCCCGCAGGCATGAAGTCGGGCGACCTGAACAGCGAACACGCCCTGCCTTTCGTAGCCCTCGACATCGACTACGACATCAACGCCAAATAAACACAACCCACGGCATTAGGGCCGTGGGTTGTTTAAACACTCTTTAAAAACGCATAAAAGATCATCATGGATAAAAAGGATATGGCCGCACAGATCGCGGCGTGGAAGAAGAAGCACGGCGACGTTTTCGCCTATGAAGCCGATGGCAAAACCTGCTACCTGCACCGTCCGTCCCGCACGACGATCGCCGCCGCATCGGTCGTCGGTAAGGAAGACCCGTTTAAGTTTGCCGAGATCGTCCTGGCAAACTGCTGGCTCGGCGGTGACGAGGAGTTGCGCACCGAAGACAGGTATTTCATGGGCCTGTCGCAGAAGATTTCGGAGATCATCGAAATCAAGGTCGGCGAGATAAAAAAACTTTAAGCGGTACCGAGGTGGTGAAAGGTGACGGGTGGCTGCATGCGGGCGACGCCCTGATCCGCTCGGTACTGCATATGAACCCCGACACATTATCGGACGATATGTGGACTTTTCAGGTAAGGATGGCCGAATGGGTGGAGAATGAGCGGGTGCGCAGATATGCGCCGTCTACCGCTTAACGTGCCACAGGTCGCGCCACTTATCGACACCCATAGCGTCACGTACACCCTCGGCGAGTTTTACGCAAAGGGCGGTAACAACGAGTATCAAAAATATCCAACCTGCAACAGTCATAGCAATACAGTTTCTGCAAATATATGGATTCCCGCGCAAATTATCAAATAAATATCGACGGAAATGTTTTCGTCGCTGTGCAGAACCTGTTTGCAGAGTTCACAAAGATCGTGCAGGTCGTCGAGCAAGTCGGCGAATCCGCCCAGGCTTCGACCCGGCAGATCACCGAACACGTCGACAAATCGGCCAGTGCGTTCGGGAATTTGCAGAATAAAATCCGGAGCATCAGCCTTACCTCGGTGATCGAGCAGGTCGAAAAGGTCAGCACGGCGATCGCCAGCATTTCGAGGCCGGGCATCGGGTTCGAGCAGTCGATGGCCGACCTGTCGTCGATCACGGGCATCGTGGGCGACGAACTGCAAGACCTGGGAAAAGTCGCCCGGCAGGCGGGTAAGGACAGCGGCCTGGGGGCACAGCAGGCCGCACAGGCTTTTGCACTCCTGGCCTCGCAGATTCAGGTCGACAAGATCGGCATGGAAGGACTGAAAGTCTTACAGCAGAACACCATTACGCTGTCCCATGCCGCGGGGATGTCGATGAACGATGCTGCGATAGCCCTGGCAGGAACCATCAACCAGTTCGGACTTCAGGCTACCGAGGCAAACCGGGTGATCAACATCCTGGCGGCAGGCTCGAAGTACGGAGCCGCGGAGATCGTCGATCTCTCGCAGTCGTTCAAGGTCGTAGGTGCGGCGGCCAGCGCTGCGGGCCTTACAGTCGAAGATACGGCTGGCGCTATCGAGGTACTCTCGAAGAACAACCTGAAAGGGGCCGAGGCAGGTACGGCGCTGCGCAATATCATGCTGAAGATGCAGACGACGCTCGGCGTTGATTTCCGCAAAAACAGTTTTTCGGATGCCCTCGATGCCCTGAAGCCCAAGTTGACGGACGCGACCTACCTGTCAAAAGTGTTCGGCATGGAGAACATCGCCGCTGCGCAGTTCCTGATCAAGAACTCCGACGCCGTGGCTGAAATGACCGAACAGGTGACGAACACCAACGTCGCCCAGGAACAGGCTGCAATCCGCACCGACACCGTACAGCAGATGATGGCCCGCTGCCAGGCACGGATCGACGACCTTAAAATCGGGTTCTTTGAACTTACTGGCCCGGCGGGCGGCTATGCTACAATCATCGCACAGCAGGCTGTCACTGTCGCGCAGCTTCTGCCCCTGCTCGGGTTGTTCGGCAAAGGCATTCAGTTTATCACAAGCGCCTCGAAGTTGCAGGCTTTGTGGGCGGGAACGGTCAGCGCGGCCACAACGGCATGGACAGGCGTACAATGGTTGCTCAACGCTTCGCTGTGGGCTTGTCCGATTACGTGGATCGTCGCAGGAATCGCGGGCCTGATTGCCATCGTGATGATCTGTGTTACAAAGGTCGAGGGCTGGGGCAAACAGTGGGACAGTGTCGTGAACTTTATGAAACTGACCGGAAAACTGTTTGTCGAGACGATCAAATACGAGTTCAGCACGATGGTCAACGGGATTATGATCGGCCTGGACTACATCAAACTCGGATGGTATAAGTTCAAGAACGCCGTCGGCCTGGGGGATTCATCCGAGAATGAGGCGATGATCGCCAAAATTTCGGGCGACATCGACAACCGTAAGCAGGCTATCGTCGACGGGGCCAAGAACCTGAAGAACCTCGCGCAGGATGCCGGGAAAGCCCTGACCTGGGAGTTATCGTGGAAAGGCGGCAAAGAGGCTGCGCCCCAGGGGGACACTCCGATCATGGCAGACGGAACCCCGGACGGAACGTCGACACCCCTGACGAAAACGCCCGTACATATCGACTTCACCCAAACGGGCACAAAGTCCGGAAAGAAGATCCTCGACCTGAACAAGATCGTCCCCGACATGAAAGGCACGGCGGCTTACACGGCGATTGCCTCGCGCTTGTCGGCAGTGAAGATGCCCTCTATGGCTGCGGCTGCCGCGGCCCTGGCAATGCCCGTCACCGTCGCCGCGACTTCGCTCCCGCAGTCGGGTGCTGCGGCCCCGACCCCGACGGAACTGGCGTATAACAGTTCGCGCCACGGCAATGTTTCGATGGGCAAATTCTGCGATAAGATCGAGATACACATTGCCAACGCCGACGGCAAGGGCTACGAGCAGATCGAAGAGGAAGTAGTCGAGGTTCTGAAAAAAGTGATGGATAACTATGAAACATAAATACAACATACAGCGCTTGCTGATGTCGATCGTCGGCTATCAGGGATTGCCTTATCCGGGCATGTTTTTTCCGCCCCGGCCCGTCGGCAGCTATACGGGGGATGAAGTCGAGATTCCGACCTCTCCCGCACCCAGGCAGGAACTAATCAAGGGCACGCGCCTGTATAAGCAGGATGCCCTCGGCAGATGGTATTTTATGCCCGTATTCATCAAGCACAAGGATATTCGCAGCAACGACAAGGCCCGCAGCAGCGACAATGAGCATACCCTCGAACTCGAAAACGCCGTGATCAGCATCGAGGGGACAAAGAATATCGTGCGCACACCTTTGATCGGACGGCGCGGGTCGGTCAAGGAACTGATCAGCATCGGGGATTACAAGATTTCGATCGCGGCTTTTATCAAGTCGACCGACGGCAGCTATCCCGAGGCGCAGATCACACGGATGAAAGAACTTTACAACATCAACGAATCGGTCGAATTGATTTCGGTGCTTACCGATTTGTTGCTCGAGGAAGGCGACCGGATCGTGATCACCGACATCCAGTACCCGCCGACGCCTGGCATAGAGGACGGACAGGCGGTAACGATAGAGTGCGAAACCGATACGTCTTTTGAATTGATAATTCAGTAGCCATGTATGTATTATGCAGTAACATAACGATAGGAGGCAAACGCTTCGCCGGGGTGCATGAGGTCAAGATCAAACGCTCGATACACCTGATCGGCGCAACGGCCTCGGTCAAGGTGCCCGTTACGGCTGTACTCCGGCAAGAGGGAGCGCCGCCTGCTTATGTCGAAACTGCTCAGGCTATCAAGGTCGGCGATCCGGTGGATATACGGTTAGGATATGACGGACAATATAAGACCGAGTTCAGGGGATATGTGAAGCAGTTGAATTTACAGACCCCGCTCGAGATCATCTGCGAGGACGAGTTCTACACTACACGTCGCCGCAATGTTACTCTCCAGGGAAAAACCACGCTCGCGGCTGTTTTGAAAGCCTGCGGCCTTACGGTGGGATATGCCACGACGTTGACGCTCGGCGCGTTTCCCGTAGACAACAAACCCGCAGCGTGGGTCTTGGGGAAACTTCAGACCGAGTATGGCCTGGCAATATGGTTCGACCTCGAGGGGCGCGTCTACGCCTGTGAACCGTACAAGGTTATCGGGGAGACGGTGAAATACCGACTGCGCTACAACGTGGTCAAAGACGACGATCTGAAGTACCAACGGGCCGAGGATGTGAAATTGAAGATTAAAGCCATCTGCATCTACAAAGACGGGGCGAAAGTCGAGGCCACGATCGGCCCCAAGGACGGTACGGAAAAGAAACTGTATTTCTACGATGTGGCGGATCAGAACGAACTCGCGGCCCTGGCTGCGGCGGAACTCAAACGGTACAGCTATGACGGTTATTCGGGGAAGATCACCACATTTCTGCAACCTTATGCTGCCCCGTGCATGGTAGCCGAAATTGAAGACGAAGTTTATCACCAGCGCGACGGACGTTACTACATCGAAAGTGTCGAAACAACCTACGGCACAAACGGAGCGCGACGAACTATGGAGATAGGGATTAAGATATGAGCAACGAAAAGAAAATACGCGAAGCCCGAATGATGTTCGAGGAGCGGATGAAACAAGCGGCCCAGGCTTCCCTGTACGGCACGGTGAAAAGCGTCGACGAGAAGGCCCGTACATGCGAAGTGCAGATCGGCGGGATCGTCTACGAGGATGTGCTGCTGTACGCCGTGGTGAACGACGGCCTGCCGGGGCGCGTACTGATCCCCAAGCGGGACAGCACGGTGATCGTCGCCCGGATCGCCGCCAGTAATCGGTTGTATGTGACAATGTTTTCCGAAATCGAAAAGGTGATTTTTACCGTAGGGGACAAAGTGACCATGACCTGCGACGGGGAAAAGATCGAGGCCACAGCCCCGAAGATCGTCCTGAATGGCGGCGACCTGGGCGGACTTATCAATATAAAGCCTATTACAGACAAGATCAACGAACTGATAGAAGCGCACAATACTCATACGCATAGCATCCCTTCGGGGCAGGTTGCCGTGACCGGGAGTGCTACGGCACAGAATAATCCTGCACCCGTCGAGGTGCCTGCACCGACGACCAAGCACGACAAGGTAAAACGGGAAGATTACGAAGATACGAAAGTAACACACTGATATGATCGACATTTTACAGACATCCGACGGCGATGTAGAACTGACCGACGACCTGGTTTGGACGGAACCAACCGAGCAGCACAAACGCGATCTGCTGCTTGCGAGCCAGGGCGATTTCAAGGAATCGCCCGCTGTCGGTGTCGACTGTGTGGCTTACTTGCACGACACCGATCCCGCCGACTTCCTGCGCACGGTTCGTAAACAGTGCGAAAAGGATGGAATGCGGGTCGACGAAATTACATACAACAGCAACGGGGAACTGATCATCGACGCAGCATATGAAAACGATAACGGTTAAAGCCCGGCAGACGGTCTACGACATCGCCCTCGAGCAATACGGGACATGCGAGGCTGTGGGTGAAATCCTTGCCCTGAATCCCGATGTCGCCAACGACCCGGCGGCGTTGGCGGCGCAGGGGATCGACAGCGTAAGCGAAGCGGGCTTTTACCTGGATGTGGCCGTGGATAAGGGTGCGCAGCTTCGCATCGACGACGACAGCACCCTGATGCGTAAAAACGCACTCAAAGAGATAACAAGCGAGATAACGACCTATCAATATGGCACGAACGATTAACGACATACAGCAGTCGATCATTACCGACCTGAAAGCGAACTTTCCCAACCTCTCGGTATCGAAATTCGCCGAGTGGCGGCTGTGGACGTACATGGTGGCCGCGGCGATCCACGCCTTTGAAGTGATCCTCGACCTGTTCCGCCAGGAAGTCGACGACCTGACGACAAAGATCACCGCCGGGACAAAACTGTGGTATGCCGAAATGTGCTACCGCTTTCAGAACGGGCACACCCTGGTCTTCGACAAAGCCACGTCACAGTTCTACTACGAACAGGACGATCCCGACAGTCGGATCGTGAAAGTCGTGGCTGTAAACGAGGGTTACAAAACGGTTTCGATCCGGGTGGCAAAAACCGATCCCGAGGGGCAGATTGTACCGCTGTCTGAAGACGAACGCAAGAACCTGGCCGACTATTTCGATACGATCCACACTACCGGAATACCGACGACGATCGTAAGTACGACGGCCGACACGATCCGCTACAACCTGAACGTCTACTATGACCCGTCGGTGCCGTCGAGCGCTGTACGCGAAAACGTAGCCCAGGCTCTCGAGGAGTTCAAGACCTCGCTGTCGTTCGATGCCGTATTCTATGCTCAGCGGCTCGTGGATGCTGTCATGCATGCCAAGGGCGTCGTTACGGTCAAGGTCGCGGCCCTCGAGCATAAAACCAGCACCGAAACAAATTACACGCCTGTTGACGTGAGGGCGGAACTGGCCGCCGGATATTTCGATTACGCCGATGACAATACGCTTACGTTAACTTCGATACAATCGCTATGAGAACCCACAAAATAGACTTCGGGAACCTGGTACGGCAGCTACTGCCGAACCATAAGCGGCAGCCGATTCGGTTGCGGATTCTCCGGGCCTTCGTGAAGCCGTTGGCCGAGGCATTCGCCTCGTTCAGCCAGTGGCGGGACGAAACGAAGAAGCTGATCAATGTAACCAATCAGAAAGGCGTACTCGAGCAGTTTCTGCGCAATAAATACGGTGCCGCAGACATCACGATCGAATCATACCACGAAACAGGCTGCGGGGTCGGCCTGCGGCCCGAGGGTGTGGGTGTGGCGCTGGTCGTCGGACTGAACAAGGCTGAGGGTACTCCGGCGGTGATCCCGTTGCGCGGTGAGAACCGCGAACAGTTCGGAGACGTGGATTTTATCGTCCATATTCCGGCAGGTGTCGATGCCGAGCAGGTGCGGGCCGACATCGAGAAGTACAGGGCCGCATTAACAACTTATAAAATAGAACAGTAATGAAAAGACAGACACAAGCAATCGGCGTGCGGGACTGGTACGGGTGGGATTTCCTTTCGCTTCAGGAAGAACCCCTGAAAGTCGTTGACGGCTTTTTCTCGCAGTATGGGGCCTTTGTCCTGTGCGGCTGTGAGGTGACAGACAACGGTAGCAAGTTCAATGTTGCCCCCGGGCTGGTCGTACTCGAAGGGCAAGGGGCTGAGGGCGGGATCGTGAAAATCGTCGTGCCTTTTGCCGGGATCACGGCAACGACGCTGCCCCTATACCTTACTTTGGGATATGAAACCGAAACGGACGTTTACCATGACGGAAAGGTCAAACCGATCGTAAACATCTACAAAGCCGTAGCGACGACGGTAAAACCTGCGGGCAGCCATGTTGAAATTACTTATAATGGGGCGCCCCGGTTCATCGACGTGATTCAGGATGCCGGACATCGTTTCATCAACGATGCGGAGCGGAAAAACTGGAACAACAAGGCAGACCAGGCTGATGTCGCGGGCGCATTCAAGTACGACTACATCGTCGACAGCGCCGCGAAACTCTCCGCATTGACCAATAATCCAAACGCCCATCATGTTCTGATCAAGAGCGGTACATGGACGGTAAATACTCAGATCGGGATACATGCCAACTGCAATACGATCACCGGAGAACCAGGGAGTAAAATCGTCGTCAGTAACCCGAGCGGCGCGGGAACAGCATTGTCGCCCGTGTCGGCGCTGTATCTGATTGAAAGGGGGAACTCTACGAAACTGACCAATGTAACGGCGGAAATTAAGGTGTTGTCGACTACGACATATTTCACCGTCTTCAATGGGTTTCAGGACATGGAGCGTTGCACGGCGATCAACAATCCGACGCTTACATTCAGTGGGGCTGGAAAAGGCTGCGGGTTTTATGATTGTGCGAATTTGATCGGCTGTAAGGCGCAATGCAGTGCATCCTGGGCGAGCGGCACCAGCAGCAAAACAATATGCGGATTCGATACATGCGAGAATTTAACCGGGTGTATGACGACAGTGGTCGGCAATTCGTATTCCGGCAATAGTAGTTACATGGTTTCACACGGGTTTGATCACTGCAAGCGTCTGACCAACTGTGAGGCAACAGCCACAAATACGCTGTATCAAGGACACACAATGGCTTTCTATTACTGCGACTACCTGGACAACTGCAAAGGTACTGCATCCGGGGCCGGATCGGGCTTAGGGGTAAGAATCGCATTTGATTATTGCAACTACCTGATGAACTGCCTGGGGGAATCATCCGGAAATTCGACCAATATTGAAGAAACCGGAGCGCCGTATAGAAGTTGTCAGAATGTGACGCAGTGCCGTAGTATTGCAAAATGCACGAATGCACCAGGTTTTGGCTCTTGTAGTTATATGTCACGTTGCACGTCGACAAAGAATTTCAGGAATTGTTATTCCGGTGCTGCCAATAACAGCACCTACGCAGCAGCAGACACTTTAAACGGCGGCTGGAACCGCATTTTAGCATGAGAAAGATTGAAAATGAGACAATCCCGTTCGGGACTTTCGTAGCGTTCAACTATTTCGGCCTGGTATTCATAAAAAGGCTGTTAAGTGCCGAGGAAGAAAACCACGAAGCAATTCATACCCGGCAGCAGATCGAGTGGCTGATCCTCAACACGGCAGTCCTGTTGGTTCTGATCCTGGGCGGTGGGTGGTCGTGGTGGTGGCTTTGCACGCTGCCGCTCTGTTACCATGTAATCCTCTATTGCGTCCTGTGGTTCATAGAGTGGCTGCTGCCGCCTTACGACCGTGCGTATCGGGATGTCGCGCTCGAACGCGAGTGCTACGACAACCAGGCGGATAAGATGTATTTGAAGCGTCGCAAGTGGTTCGCCTGGGTTAAATACCTTTTTAAACGACCTAAAAATGAAACCTAAACTGCCTACATACGCCAGAGGTGACAGCATCGGAATTGCCGTATGTCCGACAGGGGTACGCCTCGATGAAGTGGAGATCGACATGCTATTCTATACTACCGGAAACGGCGTGCGGCTCTATGCTTCGACCAGGGGTAAGGGACTGCCGATCGTCAAGGGCGCAGAACGGGCTGTACTCAACATACCGCCCTCGGAAAGCATACGCCTCGACGCAGGCATCGCCACACTCGAAACGACGTACATCATCGGTGACCAGGCCCGGACGCTGACCGACAGAATACTAATCCTTACCGACGCCAAAATAGCCGATTACAGCCATGAATAACGACCCTATAAACGTAAAGCATACCGTGTGCCTCGAGGTCGTGGAAGTCGGGAATGACACCTCACACGCCACACGCTTCGGTTATGACGGTAAAAGCGCTTACCAGTCCGCCGTCGAGGGCGGATATGAAGGCACCGAGGCCCAGTTCAACAAGCAACTGGCCGATTCGGCCCGCACCTACCTGATCAATCTGGCATCTGCCGACTACCAGGCAATAGCCCTGCAAGTGGTCGCCGACATGGATAACGGACATCCGGTGATCCTTTACATCCGAAAGGAAGACGACGGGCCGCTGGCGACCATGACCCACGTCCGGGATGTCGGGGAATCCTATGTTTTCACTACGGCACAACTCGAAAGTGCAGAGGAAAACGGCCTTGCCCGCCTCGATCTGGTGCAGTACATGGTAAGCAAGGTAACGGGGAATGTCAAGGAGATTCGCAACAAACTACTGACCTCGTTGTTGACGACCAGTGCGGTGCAGGACACGCTCGACGGGGAATCCGCAACATTGCCAATATCGCAGCGGCAGGCCGCAGCTTTGAAGCGGGCCATCACAACCCTCGACGGGCAGGTATTAAAAAAAGACGACGTGCTGATCCTGAACGGGAACGGCATAACAGAAACTAATAAACTATAAGAATATGGCAGCACAGACACCGATCACAATCAATGCGATCACTCAGAAAAGGCATTACACCGCCGCCAAATGGACGGCAGACAACCCCGTACTTTACGAGGGGGAAATGGGGTACGAAACGGACACGGACAAATTCAAGTTCGGAACCGGGGCTGCCTGGAACAGCACCCCCTATGCGGACAGCATTCCTGTGTCGACGAACCGCGCGCCGACGGCCAACGACAACAACTATCGCCTGGGGCAGTTGTGGCTCGACACGGCAGGTACAAAACTTTACTGGCTGAAAGCCCTGGCGGCGAATGTGGCCACATGGGTAGCAGTGCCGAACGACGCGACAATCACGGCCATACTCAACGACTACATGGCAAAGAATGTCTTTGCAAAGAACGGCGGCGCTGCCGCGGGCAAGGTAGACCACGCGCTGAAAGCCGACGCCCTGGCAACGGCCCGGAAGATCAAAGTTTCGGGCGATGTGGTGGGCGAAGCTTCGTTCAACGGCTCCGCCGACGCGGCCATCGCAGCCAAACTCAAAGAGATACTTTCAGCCGTGACGACCGTACAGGGGATGCCGACGATTACCGTGGACAAGACGGGCCGTATCACAGCGATTTCCCAAATGTCGGCTGCGGATGCCCGCGCCCTGCTCCAGTTGGGAACCGCAGCACTGAAGAACGCCGGGAATGCCGCCGGGAACGTGCCCCTTGTCGGTGCAGACGGCAAACTCGACACGTCGATCATGCCGCAGTTGGTGATCACCGACGTTAAGGATGCGGCATCGCAGGCCGAAATGCTGGCGTTAAATGTTCAGCAAGGCGACGTATGCCGCCGCACCGACGAAGCGAAGACCTACATCCTGGCGGGTGCTGATCCCAAGGTGTTAGCCAACTGGAAACTGTGGCTAACCCCGGAGTGTAACGTGCTTTCCGTAAACGGCAAAACGGGCGTAATCGTGCTTACAACGGACAACATCAGCGAAGGCGGAACAAACCACTACTGGACTGCGGCGCGTTTTAACGAAGCCTTTGCGGGGAAAAGTACGTCCGACCTAAAAGAGGGGTCACGCCTCTACTTTACTGAGGATCGCGTAAAGGCGTTCCTCGAATCGCACACGTTTATCTTCAACGGAAACGGGATTTAGCGATGGCCGGGGAAATCGAGTTGAAAGGGACGCTTCGGATCAAGTCAAAGACTGCCGCCGCATGGTCAGCAGCCAACCCTGTGTTAGCTGCTGACGAACCCGCATACGAAACTGATACCGGAAAGGTGAAAATCGGGGACGGGGCAACACACTGGAAGGCATTGCCGTATACGATCGACCCGACCGTGACATCGGCCCAACCACAAACCCCGTCCCTTGTATGGAAAGTGATTAATGGACGTTTATGTATCAAACCTAATGCTGCAGTTAATGATCCTATCCTGCAAGACTGCTACGTCGGCATTCTGCGCTATAAAAATGCCCGGAAACGCACCCTAAAACCGGGCGAGTACAGACCGCCTACAAAAGGGTATAAGGTGGTGCAGGATAATAATACAAGGCCTCAAGAAGTGCCTTGGACAAAAGTACGGATCACACCCATAAAGGTCGATGTGACTGTCCTTCATGAAAATAATGGATGGATGCCCGTCATAGAGATCAAAGACCTGTTCGATCGGTTTGTTGAGACCCTCACAGATCCTAAATCAGCGGGAAATCAGGGCTATTACATACACCGCGGGCAGAATATCGCACGCAATACCTTCGGCCCCGGATATGACGGGAAAATCAGGCAGAAAGCAACTGTTTACAGCGGGGTTGTACTGTTTCGTTTCTGTCCCACGAATAAAAATATCCGCTATGAAGGGCCGCGGTCTTATTTTAAAATCTGTAATTCAAATTATGAACCAATAATCAAAATAGTACCGATGGCATAA